CTAATGGCTACAGAGGTACGTAGTCAGAGATTGATGCAGTTCTTGCAAGTAGCAAGTAGCCCAGCGTTAGCACCGTTTGCGAAGTTCCAGTATATCATTCGTGAGATAGCTAACTCAATGGGACTAGACCCTGACAAAGTAACCAACAATATGGACGAAGCCGCACTGCAAGCTGAGATTATGAAACAGTTTCAAGCACCCGCACCGGGACCAGAAGGTGCAGCACCAGCAGGTGTAAACCCAATGGACCCAACAGGTGCAGGTGGCGGCAATATAGGTATGGGACAGGCTCCTGTACCGGGTGAACAGGGATTTAGTGGTAATGGACAACAACAGGGAACTCCTCAACAAGCTGAAGCCGCTGGTGGGCAACAACCGCCAATGGGACCACTTCAGTAAGTATTTGGATAGCATAATAGACCAGCAACATAAGGTGCTAGAACAATCTGAGAATATGGTAACGGTACATAAAGCACAGGGTGCTATAGATGTACTACGAAAGATTAAACGATTACGTGAGGACGTAGCTAACGCTGAAGGATAAACTAATGAACGAAATGTCAAAACAAATGGAAATGTTCGATGATGGTGGTCTTATGGATGAGGGCGGCACTGTTGACCCTGTATCTGGTAATGACGTACCGCCGGGTTCCACACAAGAAGAAGTTCGTGATGACATTCCTGCGCAGTTGAGTGAGGGTGAATTTGTTTTTCCTGCAGATGTAGTTCGTTTTATTGGTCTTGAAAAGTTGATGATGATACGTCAACGTGCAAAGGCTGGCTTGCAGCGTATGGAAGATATGGGAC